ACGACTTAGAAAAAGAGCCCTTCGCGAGCTCAGTTTCTAGTTCGTCAAGATTCAGTTTAACTAAATCTTGAACTTTCATAGCTTACACCGTTTTCAGACAGCCGAAGCGGTCGATTGAGGTTGGAATAAGTAGCGGGCGAGAGCCTAGCGTACCAGTAATTGACTCACCATCTTGCGATACCCACGCGTTTGTCGTGAAGTCCATACCAACAGAAGCCATCGGTAAACGACCCGTCAAGAAGCTCATAGCGCGTGTTTCTGGCGGTACGATTTGAGGGATTGCACCCCAAGTAGCATCTAGACGCATGTTCTCAGAAAGAACAATTACGTTGTTGTCTTCTAGGTAACGAGCGTTAACAGAAGCGCCAACATCTTTGTACTCACCTTTGTAAGTGTAAAGTGCCAGACGGTAGCCTGTTAGGTCAATGTAACCCATGTAACGAAGACCCGGAGCTGGCTCAGATGGATCAACACCACCTTGAACAATGCGACGACCATTTAGAAGCTCTTGAACCTTAGCGCTTCGAATGAAGTTCTGCCATGCCGCTTTACCCATGATTGCGCGATCTGGTGTTGATTGACCGTCTGTGTGGATTGCATCAGCAAGGTTTTCAAGGTCGATTGCAGGATCACAGTTGGCTGCATCAGTCCATGCAGTAGCCGCTGTCGGGAAGTGAGTCGCTTTAGGCTTAAAGTCGATTGTGTAAGCGTCACCGCCTTTGTCGTCTTTAAGTGTCACTGTACCCGTTTGCAGAATCTGTGCTGCCATCAGTTCGATAGTGCGACGTTGACGTTTACCACCGTAGCGCATGTGCTTCATAAACTGAGTCATTGCGTTAGCGCGGAAGTTTGGATCGGTGAATGAGATTTGACCTAATTGACGCTTCATCATGTCAAAAGCGTTAATCGAAAACTCTTCACGGATAACTGGAGCTTTGAACTCTTTGTTTGTGTACTCATCAAGAGCAAACTTAGTATTGCCGTTTTTGATGTCTGTTAGTACAGGTGCGATCTCTTCGCCTTCACGCTCAATATCGAACTCAATAAATTCGCTTGAGTAGTAGTTACGAGCGTCAGAAGTAAATAGAGAAGATAGCGCCATTGGTGTTGGAGCTTCTTGCACATATGCACGCGCCATGTGTTTAGTAACTGCGTTAGTCATAGTCTGCTAGCTCCTATTGATTGTCTAGCACTGAGTAATCAGTGGTGTTTAGTGCAAGGATTGAGTTGTCTTTAAGGCCAGACACTTCACGATAGTCAATTGTGCCGCCAGCTTTGATTGAAAGCTTATCTTGACGCACTTTGCCGCCCTGCATTACGCGAACGTTTTTAGTTCCCGCTGTAACGTCTGCCGCTGTCACTACTGTGTCAGAAAGAAGCACGTAACGAGCAATTTCAAGGCCGTTTGAAGCGCCGCGAGCGTAGAAACCGCCAGAGCCATCAGCCGTAACTTCGCCAAGGATAAGACCTTCAGTCAGTGTTTCTGCTGCTGTAACCGCCAGTGTTAGCGTCTCAGCGTTAGCGCAATCAATGGTTACGCCATGCAAATTAATGTTGGTAACAGTCATGCTCATTAGAAAGTCTCCATTTTTTGCGCACCAAACGCCTTGATAGTTTCTTCATCAAGCTTTTCGTCGTCAGTCTTAGCTTCTGGAGCTTCTGGTTTAATGTTATCAGTATTAACATTGTCAGCCGCTAGAGCGCTTAGTGATTGGTTTTTCATTTGAGCTGCCATGAACTTAGCATTGATTGATGCTGAATGCTCTGTACCGTCTTTGATGCATGCCATTGCTAGCTCATTAGCGCCAGCCGCTTCACCAAGTTCAGCAAATGCACTTACACGCTCTTGCTCTTGAGTTTTACCCGCTTGAATGCCTTCGTTTTTGATTTCAGCATATAGCTCAGGGTGCTTAGCTTGTAGTTCTGCTTTATTCATGATTTCCTCACTGTTAGCAGTTGGTTGGTGCTCAGTTTCGCCCTGAGCGGTTAAATTTGTTTGTGAACCTGCTAATGCAGTGCCACTTTGTGATGCGATTGAATCAATCATACCAGATTTTAAAGCGTTGCGTGCGCTCATGATTTTACCGTTACCATAATTGGCTTTTACGGTTTCAATTGGTACGCCTCGACCTTCTGCAACCATCTGTAAATACATATCTTCGAAGTCGTTAACCTCTTCTTTCACGACTTTGTATCCAGACTCGGTAAACGCATCAGCATTTTTATCTTGTGAGTTTTCGCCTCGAATGGCTAACTCTTCCATGTCGTTGTATTTAACACGATAGGTCATTGCGCCAACACTACCGATAATCTCACCAGCGCTCATTGCCACCATAGTCTCAGCTTGTGCGCCTAGACCGTAAGCTGCCGAAGCACATAAGCCGTCAACATAGGCAACTTTAAGCTTTCCACTTTGGCGTAGCACTTTAAGAGCATCAGCACATGCGATCATACCTTCAACAGTACCACCACCGGACCCAATACGTAAGCTAACCTCTTGTATCTCATCATCTGCCGCCAGTGCTTTGGCTGCTGCTGTGATTTCCTTGTAAGAAGTCGCGCCCATGATCCAAGCCCAGAAACTTAGCTCGTTAACCATTGCGCCTGTGATCATGATTTCAGCACTTGAGCCAGTAACGCTTAGGATTCGGCTATTTTCAGCATGCTGCGATGATACACCACAAGTTAGCTCGCCAATATTGCAAGCTGCTTTGATTTTGCTTTTTACTTCTTCGTGTTGCGCTTTTAATTCTGCCGTCACCGGCTTATTCATTGCGCCCCTAACTTCAGCCATTAGGTCGTCAGTCGCTAGAAATAGCATTATTCTGAATCCTCGTTATTTTCCTGAGCATCACTCCCGCCGCCAGTGTCGTTGGGATCGTCAGCATTTGTAGTTATTATACTTTGCGTGCGCTTTTCTGCAAATTCACCCAAAGCCTTGTTCGCTTCTGCTACTTTAGCATTTTCATGCTCTAGCTGTTTAACGATAAGGTTATGCTTCTTACCAAACAGAGCTTTACACGCCATTTCATTAGTCGCAAACGTTTCTTCAACCGCTAACTTCCAGCCTTGAACCTCTTTCACAAAGTCAGCATTCAGCTTAACAGAGCCAGACCAATCCGATTGAGTCCACGCGCCAACCAAAGCATATTTATTTGGATCGTTCCATGCTTCAACCATGCCCGGCGCTTTAATGTTGCCTTTCACCGTTTCAACATATAACCACTCTTTGTAAAGCGGTTGGTCGTTGGTTGTGGTGGTTGCTGTGCGCTCTGAATCCAAGAACATATTAAACTCAGCCGTAGCTTGCTTAGATGCTGCGTAGTTTGAACCAAAAGACATCTTGAGAATTTCTGGTGGCATACCTTTTGACCATGCGACTGCGTTTATGATCGACGCCTCGAAGTCACCAAACGACAAATCGGTGCCATCACTACCCATCAACTTGATTTTATGACCTGCTGGCATGTCGTCAATGAATACGCCCGGGTTAAAGTCTTTCATGTTGAGCTTGTATTTGCCGTCACCGCTAGAAATATTAGCAGATCGACTCGCTGCGCTTGCTAGTGGCTTCGCTCCGATGGTATCTGCGTCTTTTTCCACTGCTAGAGCCAAGAATGACGTTGTTAGCGCTTTACGCTGCACGGAATCACGGTAACGGTCTATTTCACGCAATGACTGTAATACGTTGCCAATTAGCGGCATTCCGCGTGATTGACCCATTAAACGCTTACCAGGGCGGTATAAATTAGCCACAACACGGCCAGATTTAGCCCCTACACGCGGGAATCGTGAGTATTTACCATCGTCTTTTAGTACGTGATAAGCCACCTCACGGCCTTTTGAGTCAAATTCAACACCATGCTCAACGTAATGACCATCAGCCACACCGCCATCACCGTCTAAAGGTGATTGAACGCAGTTGGAGCTTATCAGTTGGATCTTTGGTAGGTTGGTTTTCGTGTCAAAGTGGTGAACCACCAATACATCACCTTCAACCAATGCCTGCAATTCACGCTGCACCTGCAATTGTGAAAGAGTTTGCTCGCCGTAATAGTCCACTAACTGCGGATTATTGCAGTACATGGTAAAACGCGCTTCTACATCGTCCGTCCAAGTGTTTAACGTTTCTTGGTCGACACCTAATATGCTTGCTACCGGTTTTGCTTCCAGTGTTAAGCCAGTGTTCACGATGTTGGTTATGAATCGGTTTATTAGGCCCGATGCGTAAATATTTTCAGCATAGAGAGCAATGGACCTGTTTCTTAGGGTCCAGTAGTCAATCATTAACAGCTGTGTTGTGCCGTAGCCACCGATGTACTTGTCACCATTGAGTTGTGCAAACTGATACGGCGCGTCAAAGTTACCGGCAGCTGCGGTTGGCAGTTGATCAACTCCGATTGTCGGTACTTTCGTCTCACTGGAGAAGAAGCTTTTTATTTTATCGAACATTGTTATTAATATCCTTTACAAGCAGGGCGATCGTGACAAGCGCCACTGATATTGTTAGTGTCGCCCATAAATAAATCACCATGCTGGACCCGCGTTAAATGAACCACTATCCAAGCCGCAACGTTGGCGCAATGTGTCGCGGCGTGCCAATAGGCTGTCAATGTATGCTTGAAGGTCTTTTAAATTAGCCTTTGTGACCGTTTGTACCGTCTGTCCTGTGTTAAACGTGTAGCTCTCAATAGCATCTGTGCTCAACTCTAAACTAGCAGTCATAGCTGCTGTTATGTTCGCTTCAATGTCGCTAATCAATCCACACAAAAATGAATCGCTCATAAATGTTGTGCTCCAAATGTTAAAAGGTGCGATAACACAATATTATCACACCTTGGGGTTTTAGTTATTGTTCGTAGAAAACGGGCAAGCCGTCATTACCTGTTTTGCAGTAATCGAAAAATTCAATCCAATTCACTATGTCACGACCAGATTGTCGAATCATGATATCCCAAGCCAGGATGTCGAGCGTAGCGTTATTGTACACAAGTAAATCCCAGTTCTCGTTGTCACCTTTACGCTCCCATTTAAAGCCTTGAATAGCACCAGTAACTGGATCTTTAACTGGAACTTTAGTTTCAGCTTTGAACTCCATCATTTGTTCACGAGTCATGTCGATCGGGAAGTTAATACAGTATTCATGCTGCATTTCTGGCTCTGACCACTTACGGTTTAGTGATGAGTACCATCTATCCTTGTACATATTTGTGTTCAAATGCGCCACTGGGACGCCCAGCTTTGTCTCTGTCATCTTAAATTCTGAGAATGTAGACCCCTTTTGCGCGCCGTGTAGGCCCTTAATTGGGATCACTCCGTCAGTGTCGTAACAAAATTCTAGTACTTCATGTTGAGCGTAACCGGAATCTATTGCTGTTAGTTGGATTCGATACCTTTTCCCATCATCTGCAGTGTAGACTTTGTTGTAGATCATCTCTTTCAGCTTAACCCAAGGCTCTGACTGTAGGTTGTGGCAATCACCATACAATCTAAACGAGTCAACCAAGAAAGATCGGTTTCTGTCGGCCCATCCGTAAACGGCAACGGCAAGGTTTGATTTATGAACATCGACTGCGCAAGTTAGTACTAATATTTCACTGCCACAATGCTTCATAGCAAAGTTGTTTGGCACTTCACCAAGTCTATATGCTGTGCGTCTGTGTGATGCTACGCCGCTGTATTTAAGTCTGTCTGTCAGTACTTCAAACGGTTCGCCGAGGACATTGTTGTAAAAGGTTCTAAGCTTGTCATTATCTCTTGATTCGTTCTTTACTACGTCCCAGCACTCAAACCAGTCTCTTACACACGCCTCGAAGCTCTTCATCCCCACTGGTGAGTAAAGTGCGTTAATGAAATAGCTACGTCTTGTTTTATCTTCACACTCTGCAGTAGCTCGCCACTCTCCGTTGTTTAGCATCTTGGTTTTATCAGCGTTCTTGTGTGGTTCTCCACAATACTTGCAAACGTACCTAACTGAATCAATATCAAGCTTTCCATTATCGTGCTCAAATATCAGGCCGTAGTTTGCGCCAGTCTCTTTATCTCGCTTGAACCACTCTAGAGTCTGCATCATTTCGCACTTCTTGCATGGAACAAAATACTTACGTTGATCACCAAGCTTGTAGTTGTCGTCAATAATTGAATTGCCTTTTTCAAGAGGCGTTGACAGCATGCAAACTTTCTTGGATTGCGTATAACCTGCAGTACGGTCTATTGCTAGCTTTACCGGAGAACCATCACGGCCAACTGATTTTTTGTAGCCGTCAACTTCATCCAGAAATAGGTACTGAATAGAGAATGAGCGAAGTTTACCCGGCGAGTTACTACCAAAGAATAAGCCATAACCACCACCGAACCATGATAAACGGTCTTTTGTTTTACCTGTTTTACGTCCGTTAGTCTCAGCGTCATTCGCTTGAATTAGGTGATCAAGGTTTGAATGTTGCAACATCGGACCTATATTCTGTTCAAGTCTCAACTTTGCGACAGTATCATCAACCGTCAAGATCATAGCGGGTGCATTCTTCACGTGAGCTATACAGTACAGTAGGCCGGACTCGACCAAGGCCACGGTTGCTCCGACTTGTGCTGATTTTTTAACGGCTATCGTTCTGATTGGAGAGGATAAAGAAAGACAGTCCACAACCTCGCGCCAGTATGGAGTCACATCAAAAGAGTAATAGCCGGGCATTGGTGAAACACTGGCAGGTAAATACCGTGTTGACTCTGTGAATTCAGATACAGATAAAACGTTGTGCGTATCTTTTAACGCACTAAACTGATCAATTAGCCATTCGCTATCATTCATTATTCTGCTCCAATGTTTCTAACGATCTGAGCCTTTGCATTTTGGATAGGCTTGCTGATCTCACCTCTGACGGTTTTTGTTGCTTCCTCTATTGTGTCTCCAGATTCGCAATGAGCGTAGATTTTTGTCGCGATAGTGACTGCAGAGTCAACCAACAGCCTTGAGTTCATTTCCTCAAGAAAACCAAAGACACTCTTTTTCATGGCGTCACGCTTAACCACCTCGCCGGTTTTTTCTTCAACCTTAATTTCTCTCTCGACTATTTCTACTTGAGTTTTTTTGGCTTGTAACCATCCGCGATAGGATTCGTCAGATCCAAAATAGGCCACCAACTCGTTCAGGGTTAGATTCCCATGATCTGACATGTCGACTTGCTCAACGGTTTTGTTTTGCGTGGCGGTTATCTTTGGTCTTTCGCTTTGGGTTCCGTTGCCGCGCCTAGATATGGACAGTTTACTTTCACGCTGACTAACCGGCGTGGTTGCTAAGTGGCTTGTTCGTTCTTCTGCAGGTTTTAATTGAGCTGACATGTCAGCACCCTTACTTTGCATAAACGCATGCATGACAGGGTGATTAATATCTATCTTGGTTCCGATCTTAGCGTCAGGGCAATGCTCTTTGCAGTAGCGGTTGATGTACTGTCTCGTGACTCCAGTTGCTTCCCCGACTCTAGCGGCTGAATATAATCTTTGTTCCATTACCAAATCTCTGCTTGCTTCGTTGGAATCATTGTAACAGAGAAATGGAAACGGAAACAAAAAGTGGAAACGGAAACAGGATTAGTATTTAGATCCCTTAGTAAGATTATCTTTAGCCCATAATGGCTGTAGATTTGAGAGGGCGTTGATTATTTTTAGATCCGTAACTCCATCAGCTAGGAATGATTTTACTGGTCGAACATGATCGACGTGCCAATCACTTCTGTTTTCCCAGCTCATGCCATCCTCAAATTGAGATTCAATATGCTGTATGAACTCCTCTTGAGTATAGCCAACATCAATCTCTCGCATGCTTAGGAGTTTCTTATCAACTCCATTTTCTATCCTTTGTAGGGTAGATCTAGCAAATACTTGCATTGGGTTTTGCTTGTTCCATTCTCTTTTAGACTTCTTAAGCTTTAACCAATTAGCATCACGCCATTCGTTTATTTTATCCTTGCTTTTCTTGCTATAGGATTTCTTGTATTCTGATATTCTCTCCTTGTTCTCTTGGTAGTAAGCCTTTCGTCTATCTTTATTTTTCTGATAGTACTCTTTGTGATACTGATCTCTAGGCTTCCGTTGTTCTTTCATCCTTTCTTTGTTGTCTTCCCTGTATTTCTTAATCTTGTCTTGGTTGGATTTGTAATACTCAGTATTGTAAGTTTTAACCTTATCCTTATTTAACTCTCGCCACTTCTTTGTTCTCTGGGCTGATTTCTCTTTGTTGTCTTTGTAATAGGATTTTACCCGATCACGCCTGCACTCAACGCAGTCACCATTGCAAGTTAACCTCTCGGTTATATGACCATGCTTACATGGCTTACCAGTAAAGTAATATTTTAGACCAAGCTCTTTTGCTTGTTTTCTAGAAATGATTTTCATAACAACCTCGTTAGTGGTCAATCGTTACTGAAATGGTCGTGCCAATTGGGGTAACGAATCCCAACTTTCGACCGCTAAATCTAGGCACGCTTTAATTATACCAGTGGGGCTAGTATCCGACAAATGAAAATCTCACCTTGTTTCATTCTCTCGCGCCTCAGCACAACGGCCTGCATTTCCTAAAAAAGCCTACAGTACCTTTTATTTCGAGCTGTGCCTGCCTGTGAGCACTCTCTTTTGCTCTCTTAACCCTGCGACATAGGAATATAACCTCACCTCCCACAATCAATCTCACGCGCTCTGTGTGCATCATCGCTTCATCATCCTATCAACTTGGAATTGCATTCGTTTCATATAAAACTCATCCCTTTTCTTTACTGCCTGCTTGGTTGCAGGAGCTAGCCACGGTGTAGGCTTAACTATGATGGCCTTGTGCTCTGTTTTGTACAGTCTATCCAATCGGTATTTCTTCATCGTTCCGGTTACACGCCAGATGTTACTCTCACCATTCCTGAATAATTCAATGTTCTTTCTTTTTGATTTGATTGCTTCTTTGATGAGTGCTGCATTCCTTTCTCTTCTTGGAAGCTCATTCATTCTCTTTGATGGCATCTTTAACTGAGATCGTCTGTTCTGCTTTCTGACTGGCTTTCTACGAATTGTCTTTCCTTGAGCTCCGCCCTTTCTCTCCCCAGAAGCAACAGGGGTAGGTATTGCTACAGCTTTTGTAAATCTATCTGGCTGCTTAACAAATCCCTCCTCTTGCTGTCTCATGTAATCAAGTGTTGAACCGAATTCAGCATTTGGATTTGATCGTGAAGCCCTAACCACAGGTATATGACCCGCCCTAGCTGTCCATGTATTTCTGAGTGTGAATTCCTTCTTAATAACATTCACAGCCTGAGTTCTAGTCTCAAATGCAAGATCTGTGGTCGTTCTTTGTTGGGCTATTTTGAATCCAACTTTATTCGCCCTAACAAGCTTTAACTCAAGCTGTTTAAGTTCTCGTGTATCTATTTCCATGCTAGCTCCAAATAAAAAGCCCTATCGTGTGATAGGGCTAGTTTAGCATGTGACCAAAATAACTACCGCCAAACCTTAACACTCAACATTCCTGACTTACCAAGTTTGCAAATACCTTTAATACCATTCAACTCGGTCGGTTTAGTGTTGCCTTTCCAGTTTTTGCCGTTCTTGTTTGTATCGATAATCAACTTACAAACCAAACCGAGTTCATTGCCTGCTTTCAATAGCTCAACATCAAGCGGTTGATTGCTCCACACCTTGATTGATTTCACTTTCGAGTCTTCAGGTCGGCAAATGCTAACGATATCCCCATACGCATCATGATGGCTTCGTCCGTCCCTTCGGTGTGTATGCATCATTGAGCCAGCTTGAGGTAAGTCAATCAATAATCTTGCCTCTGCAATATCGCCATGATTAAAGGTCACTACATCAGTAACACTCGTTATATGTCCAACATTGCCATTGGATAATAAAACCGACGTACCGACCACTAGGTCGTTTAGGTTTTTTAGCTTGCCTGCTGGTATTAGTTTTTTATTCATTGCTGTTTAGTCCTGTTTTGTTTGTGTGTATTAAACATTAAATCATTACTACTGTCTAGTCAATACATCACTCGTAATAACTACATTTAACAGTCATTCATTCAGTAAAAACACACCTTTGCACACTAAGTACTTAGTCGCACTTAATCGCAATGGTGTTTGCGAAAAAGTATCGAGATGGCGAAGCCTTATAGAATAAGGGTTTATAGTATTTAAAATAGTAATAATATAGTTAATATATACTTAATCACTTAATTCCCTTACCTATACTCTCTCTCTATATTTCTATACCTCCCACCCCCAGTGAGAGTATAGGCTTGCGAAAAAGCAATTAAGCCCACTAAGTAGTTAAGTTATTGTTTTTAATGGGTTTTTAGATAACACTTTTTGATTTGTTTTTTACGCCATTAACTTATTTACACCTAGAGCAATCTGGTGTAGCATGAGTGTAAATAAGAAAACAACCCAAAACGAGGATTACCCATGAAAACCAAACAAAGAACAGGCAGACCGCCAAAAGAGTACAAATTCATTACCCCATCTGGAGAGGTCGTAACCACTATTGGATTGAAAGAGTTGTGCGACAAAAACGGGCTATCTGTGCCTAGGATGTCAGCCGTCCATTCTGGTAAAAATAACCATCACAAAGGTTGGAGAGCTTTTAATGTTAAGCCTAAGAGTAACTATTCGAGAAAGACAACTGTAACCGTGGAGATACCTAGAGACGCCATGACACTGGCTAAGAGGTCAGCGAAAGAAAAGAACATGCCAGTTGAAGAATACATTGCTGACATGATTGAACTTACGGCTGGTGGATATATTGACTTGTAATTAATTTTATTATTGTTTAATATCTAGCTACTTTAATAAAACAAAAAAAAGGTGATTTTAATGTCTATGTTCAAAATGCACGACAGCGACCCAATTAACATGAAAGAAACAAAGCGCGTAGATTGGCCGTTCAAAACGATGGAAGTCGGTCAAACCGTAGAGATTGGTAGCGAACACAGCGAGATGTTTTCAAAGGCTCGCATTGCAGCGCATGCCCTTGCTTCAACTAAGCGTTGGAAATTCTCAACGGACCTTGGTTCTAACGGATCTCTATACATCAAACGCACAGCTTAGTAGGTCGATTTATGTCTGTAGATTTATCTTTCTTGGGTGGTTATGAAAACATAACCACTCAAAAAAATGGCTTACTTGAAGCTGCTAAGAGCTACGCGAAAAAAGGTCTAATGGTATTTCCTTGCCATGATGCATCTGCAGGCGTGTGCTCTTGTGGCAACTTAGAGTGTAAATCAACGGGTAAACACCCAAGAGTAAACGGATGGAAGGAGCAAGCAACAAATAACATCGATATGTTAGAAACCTGGTGGAAGCTATGGCCTAACGCGAACATCGGTATTGCTACTGGACCACAATCGGGTGTTTGGGTTCTTGATGTGGATGTGAAAGGCGGCGGATTAGAGCAACTTGCTCAGATCATCCGACAACACGGCCCGTTCGATTTAACACCATCACAAAAAACGGGTTCTGGCGGTCTGCATTACTTTTTCACTTATGACGAAAGAGTAAACAGCGGCACAAACAAACTACCCGGTATTGATACACGCTCGGATGGTGGTTTAGTCATTGTCTCACCGTCTAAGAATGCGAAAGGTTCATACGATTGGATAAACGACTTTACAACACCAATATCTGCAGCGCCAGAATGGCTAATTGCATTAATGCGCAAGAAAGAAGAGGTGAAAGAGCACGTAACACAGCAACCTATTTCCTCATCACTTAACTTTGATAATGATTTTGATCAAGAGTGCTTGAGCTTTATTAACTCGTTCGACCGTGATACATGGCTGCATGTTGGTATGGGGTTAAAAGCTCATGGACTTGCGCAAGGTGTTTGGGATAACTGGTCCAAGTCATGCCCTGATAAGTATTCACAAAAGGATCAAGACAGAACTTGGAAAAGCTTCAAGAAGTCTGACATCAAGATTGGGACGGTTGTCGATTTAGCCAAGCAAAGTGGCTATATACCTGTCCATAAAGCGCCAGAAGAGCAATATCCAGGTGTTGACCTATCAGCACTACTAAGCAAACCTAAAGCGCCTCAGAAAGAATCACAAGAGCAAATAGGCAGTGTTTTTGAAAGAGCGCCTGGAATAATCGGTGAGATAGCAAGGTTTCACGAAGATACGGCACCAAAATCACAGCCAGAGCTGGCCGTTGCATCAGCTATTGCGCTTTGCTCAACGCTGTGCGCTAGAAAGTTTGCAACCAGCGAAGGCAATATGGCGAGCCTGTACGTACTTGGTGTGGCTAAATCGACAGCAGGTAAAGAGCACGGAGCAAAAACGATTGAAGCGATATTGGATGCCACCGATAAAATGAAACTCAATGGCGGCAGTTGGTTTACTTCTGACTCTGCTTGTTATCAGGCCCTACTAAAACAACCAAGACAAATTGTTGTCAGCGATGAGCTAGGTATCACAGTTCAGACGGTTGGAGCTGATAAAAGTGGGATGCAGCTCAAACTTAGAAGCTTTCTAATGCAGGTCATTACCAAATTAGATTCTGCAGTGCCTCAACTTAGATACTCACAGCGCGGCCTAAGTGATGAGCAAAAGAAAGAAGGGGATGCGGTCCTAAAATGCCCTGCATTAAGCTTGTATGGTACGACCACCAGCTCTACATTCTTTGAATCGTTAGATATGGCTCAAGTGCATGATGGTTTCTTAGGTCGCTTGCTGGTGGTTGAATCAACACAACCACGCACGAAAATGAGAAGAAACAGAAAGAGCACCAAAGATGTACCAAATTCCATTAAACAGTGGATCAGTGAAATTGAAGCGAAAGGCGGCAATTTGGCATTTGTTGAAGATGGCGAGCAAAGACCCAACGCGACTGTTTTGGATTTTACTGGTGAGTCTTACGATCTTCTAGATAGATATGAAGACAAAACACTGGCACTGCAAGATGAATTGGAAAAAGAAAGGCTTGAGTCATTGGTTGGCCGTGCGGTTGAGTATGCAATGCGTGTTGCTCTCATTGCTCAACTATCCATTAATCCATCATCTACAGCGATTGGTAAGGAAGCAACGAGTTGGGCGATTGATTTTGTTGATCACTGCTACAAGACGACATTAACCAGAGTTCGCCATGACGTTAAGTCTAGCAAGCATGAAAAGAAAATGAATGAAGTGTTAGAGGCTATCAAGCATCTATGCAATGAATCTGACGCAGTAACAATGACGGACCTATCAAGAAAAACCAGAAGCTACACGTCAAGTGAGCGCAATCAATTAGTGCAGGCCCTGGTTGATACTGGAGAGTTATACATCGAAACAGAAGCGTCTGCAGGTGGCCGACCTCGTCAATTGATAAAAGTTAAGAAATAAACAATAAAAAAGCTTGCATTAAACGATTAAACGTTATAAATTTGATTTCGAAGTTTAGAGAAGGAGAAACAACAGATGGCAATTTCATTATCATCACTGTCAGCGCCAAAAGCAAAGCCAGTGATCGGAACAATATTAGGTGAAGCTGGTGTTGGTAAAACAACATTAGCGGCATCATTTCCAAACCCGGTAATCGTACCAATTGAAGATGGTCTTCAAGCGCTAGAAGGAAAAGAGATACCAGCCTTTCCACTGATTAACTCAAGTAACGAGTTAATGGAAGCGCTTAACGCCTTGGCAACTGAAGAGCACAATTTCAAAACAGTTGTATTTGACTCAGTAACGCGACTCAATGAGATTTTTGAAAGCGAAATTATCGAGTCAGACCCTAAGCGACCTAAGTCGATCAATCAAGCGCTAGGCGGTTATGGGGCCGGGCATGCATCAGTAGCTCAGAAGCATAGAGAGTTGCGCGAGTTGTGCGGAACATTGCGTGATAAGTTCAACATGAATGTGTTGTTTATCGCCCACGCTGACACAGAAACATTAGAACTGCCAGACCAAGACCCATACCAGCGCTACACCATTCGAATGAATAAGCGCAGCGTGTCGGCTTACGTTGACAACGTTGATTTGGTTGGCTTATTGCGCCTAAAAACATTCACCACTGGCGACGGTGACAGAAAACGAGCAATTGCAGATGGTACGGTTGAATTAGTTACCTACCCACATCCAAGCGGTGTAAGCAAGAACCGATACGGAATCAGCAAGGCATTAACGGTTGTTCAAGATGAAAACCCATTAAAGCCTTTTATCAAAGCATTAGCGTAGTAGTTAGTAGTAAACAGTAAGTAAACAAATAAATCATTTAAATAGAGAGAAAAATATCATGGCAAATCTATCTTCACTTTTAGGCGGTCAACAATTCGATGCAAACCAAGTAGAACCAAACGCAGCTTACGAGCCGATGCCTGCAGGTTTCTACCCAATGATGATCACTGACTCAGAAATGAAAGATTCTCAGTCTGGCGGTCAATACGTAAAACTGACCATTGAAGTTGTAGACGGTCCAAAAAAAGGACGCAAGGTATTTAGCAACTTGAACCTGGTTAACGCTAACCAACAAGCAGTTGATATCGCTCGACGCGACTTGTCAGCAATCTGTCACTCGGTTGGTGTTCTTCAGCCACAAGACACGCAAGAGTTACATTACAAGCCGTTTGTAGGCAAAGTGAAAGTTCGTGCAGCACAAGGCAATTACGACGCATCAAACGAAATGGCTGGTTACTTACCTGCTACTGAAGAGAATGCAGCAAAGTGCAACTCAGCGCCAGTTGCCAACACTGCAACTCAAACAGTTCAGACGCAAACAACCCAGGTGGCTGATCCATCTAAACCGGCATGGGCTCAATAATATGAAATGCCAAGTAAAAAGCAATCCAGTGATACACGTTGAATTATCACCAGATGAAGCGTCATTTCTTAAAATACTAACTCAGAACGTCATTCTTGGGATGAGTGGCAATGAAGTAGCTATGATGGAATTAATTTTCAACTCGCTTCCTAGCCATGAAGAGTTAAACGAAATGACTCACAACAACTAAATAAACAAGGGCGGCAGTAGTCGCCCTATAAAAACAGGACAATGAATAATGAATAATGAACTAGTTGTAATCAAACCAGAAAATGCATTAACCGTACTTACTTCAACGGACCAGGTTGATAAGTTAATCATTGAAGTTGAGCAAAAGGTTAAAAGCCTTGATGGCGGCAACATGGAAACAGGCGTTGGACGCAAGGCGATTATCTCCAATGCAAACAAGGCCAAGAAATCAAAATCAGCACTGAATAAAATTATTGATGATCTTATTCAGCAACAAAAGGACTCAATAGAGTCTAAGACCAAAGAAGAAAAAGCGACGATTGAAAAGCTCAAGGACAGCAAAACTCGCCTTGGTGCCGGGCTTGATGGCATTTACAAAGAAACTCGCCAACAGGTGACAGACTTCGAAAACGAGCTAAAGCGAATTAAAGATGAAGAAGAAGCGATCAAAGCAGCTCACGAAATGAAAATTCAGCGAGAAGCCGACCACGAAATCGCTTTAATTTTGAATGATAAGTTCGATATGGAAGCAGAAAAAGCCGCTAAGGAAAAAGAGCAGGCAGAAGCCGAGCAGCGAGCACAGATGCAGCGTGAAGCGGAAGAAAAGGCCAAGGCTGAAGCTGAACAAGCAACGCGTGAAGCTGAGGAGCGAGCAAAGAAAGCAGAGCGCGATCGCATTGCTGCAGAAGAAAAAGCAAAGCTTGACGCAGAGCAAGCAGAGAAAAAGCGCATTGCAGATGTTGAAGCCGCTAAGCAAGCAGAGCAGCAGCGTATTGCAGATGAGGCTGCAAAGAAAGAAGCTGAAGAAGCCAAGCGAAAAGCAGACGAAGAGCACTACAAGAAAGTGATGCTTGAAACCAATCAGTATTTTGTTGATATGGGTATTAGTCAAGAAATGGCATTTAAGATCACAGAGTCACTACGCGATGGCCTAGTACCAAACACACCGAAAATTATTTTCTAAGGGTAATGACAATGAAACACGTAATGATGGATATCGAGACACTTGGCAATAAAACAAACTCCGTTATCTTGGCAATCGGTGCTTGTTACTTTGACCCGGAAACGGGTGACATTGGCGAAACGTTTAACCGACACATTAATGTTGAAGATTGTGTGGCCAGTGGCTTAAATATGGATGCATCAACCGTTCTTTGGTGGATGGCTCAATCTAAAGACGCGCAAAGCAAAATCACGCAAGGTCAAAAATCTTCAATATCATTACTTCATGCTCTAACGCTTCTATCTGATTTTATTGGTGGTAACTGTCAAGTGTGGGGTAATGGTGCAACGTTTGACAATGCCATTGTCAATAACGCATATGAAAAGAAAGGTTTAACAAAACCGTGGAAGTTTTGGAACGACCGTGACGTTAGAACAATTGTTGAGTTAGGCCAGAAAATCGGCTTTGACCCTAAGCGTGATATGCCATTTGATGGAGTAAAGCATGATGCGCTGTCAGATGCTATTCACCAAGCAAAATACGTTTCTGCTATTTGGCAAAAGCTAACTAAATAAACTCTTACCTAAAAGCACTTGATAGCGAGTGCTTTTCATTAAGAGAAGAGAAGGAGAAACCACCAATGGCAAAACTGCAACGAATCCTAAGCCCTACAGTAAACAAGATTTACGAGAAGCGAGAAGAGACACAATCAAAGCAATACATCGATCGCATACCAACCAAGATGGTTGGTGATAAGTGTATTAGAGCGATTTGGTATGACTTCCGTTTTTGTGAAGATCTAGGTCTAGATGGCGTTAACCTAAGAAGCCGTGAGCTGGACAAAACGCGTAAGGCGACAATTATCCGTGAACTATCATCAGTCGACTGTGTGGTCAGTGAGATAGATCAGCGAAACGGCAAGCCTTGGAGTGTATCTGAGTATGCAGGGCATTTATTTGGCGAGTTAGATGGGATCATAGAAAGCGGGATTGAAGAAGCGCCAAGCAAAGCGCACGTATTAAAAATTGAGTCTGTTTATTCAAAGACGTTTAGCCAGGTAAAGATCGCAGGTATAGAAAAAGCGCTTCCATATACTTTTGCTGCAGCTCAAGCTGAAATGTATTTGATGGACATAGACAGAGCATTTGTGATCGTAAACTGTAATGACAGCTCTGAACTTCACGCAGAAAGAATCAAGCTAGATAGAGAGCAAGCAAAGTTTTTCATCAATAGAATTGGCGGCGTTATTACTGCAGAAGCGCCCCCTGTTGGCATTAGCGATAATAAAAACTCTCAGTCGTGCTTATCATGCCCTATGAGTAAAGTTTGCCATGATGGCTACATGGTTAAGCCAACGTGTAGAAATTGCTGCCACTCCACTTGTGATAGAGAGCAAGGTGGTTGGGTGTGCACCAAGTGGAACAGTCAGATACCTTTTGAGGCCCAGACTCAAGGTTGCGGTTCTCACTTATACAATCCGGCCTTTATGCCTTGGGGCGAGGTTATCGACGCAAACGACCAAGAGCAATGGGTAAGATATTCAGATGGTGAGCGAGAGCTAACAAACGCAGTGGACAAGAAGCACGGTTATACATCTGATCACCTTTACTCATGCCCGCCAGAATTAATTGATGATGCGAATATTTTTGAAATGATGGCGCGTTTTGATGCTGAGATTGTTAAGGATGCTGATTTATGCTAACCCCAAGATGGTATCAACAAGAAGCAATCGACGCAGTGATCAACTATTTCAAATCAGGCAGTAAAGGTAATCCGTTATGTAAACTCCCCACTGGGAGTGGCAAGAGTTTGGTTCAAGCTGAGTTCATTAGGCAGATTTGTACCACGTTCACAACGCAGAGAATATTGTGCCTTGCGCATGTTAAAGAGCTTATAGGTCAAAACTATGAAGAGCTGTTAGGTCAATGGCCTGCAGCGGATGCGGGTATATATTCTGCAGGCCTTGGTAAGAAGCAGCTTAGAAACCAAATTACTTTTGCAGGCATTCAGTCTGTGTGCAAAAAAGCGGCCCAGGTTGGACATGTTGACTTGATTTTTATTGATGAGTGCCATTTGGTTAACAACCAATCTATTGGTAACTACAGAAAGTTTATTGATGATCTAAAAAAGATTAACCCGTATTTAAAAGTGATTGGCCTTACTGCAACACCATGGAGGACTGATAATGGTTCACTCACGGAGGGTGACGGCTCAATATTTAATAGGGTTGTCTACGAGGTCCCATTAACAACACTGATTGAAGAGGGTTCATTATGTAACGTTCGAACTGTAGAAACGCATACGGACGCAGACTTTACCAAGTTAAAGGTCGGTACTTCTGGAGACTTTACAGCAAAATCTATCCATGATGCTATCGAGTCAATGGACAACACGAAGCATGCGATTGATGAGGCTTGCAAACTTGGTAAAGGTCGCAATAGCTGGTTGGTGTTCGCTTGCTCAATTGAACATGCAGAAAATGCAGCTCAGTGCTTGAAAGATAACGGCATTAGTTGTGCAGTGCTGACCGGTAAAACACCAAAGAAAGAGCGGGCGCAGCTAATTGAAGACTTCAAAAACTTTAAATACAAAGCGCTTGTTTCTGTGTCGTGCTTAACAACTGGCTTTAACGCTAAGAACGCAGATTACATGGTTTGCCTGCGCCCAACTCAGTCGAGCTCTTTATGGGTGCAGATGGTTGGCCGCGTAATGAGAACGCATAAAACAAAGCAAGACGGCCTACTGGCTGACTATGGCGGCAACGTTGAGCGTCATGGACCAATTGAAGATATTCAGCCACCAAAGAAGCAACAAGGAACAGCGAGAAAGAAAACGTGTCCAGAGTGTGGCAACAAATGCAGCGCATCAGCTAAAAACTGCAAAGAATGTAACTACGCATTTAATAGAACATGCCCAACGTGCGATCAATCAACTCCAATGAGTGAGGCAGCTTGTACAAACTGCGGTCATGAGTTTTTCAGCGAACGCTTAGTCGCCATAGCTGAGACTGCAGCGAAAGGGCTTGATGTTGTATCGGCGAGAAATATCACACCAGAATGGATTGAGGTTACAGGCGTTACAGCGCGTAGACATCTTGGAAGAAATGGAAAGCCAGACAGTTTAAGGCTTGATTACACTTGTGGCATTACAGCTTATCCAGAATGGATCGGTATAGAGAGCGTGGGAGGCTTTAGGGCTAAAGCAGAGCGACACTATAGAGATGCTGGGTTAACGGCACCAAACACCATTACAGAAGCACTCAGCGGTGATATTCCAAAACCAACAAAGATAATGGTTAGAAAGAATGGCAAGTATTTTGATGTGATAGGGAAGATATTCTAATGATAGCAGCAATAGATCCAGGCGCTAAAGGTGCAATAGCAATACTAGATGGTGAAGAAGTGATCGAGGTGTGCGATCTCTCCAAAGAGCCAGAGAAGATAATTAACTCAATGCTTGTTACCTACGGGGTTAAGGTGGCAATTGTTGAAATGGTTGGAGTAATGCCACACGATAGCAAAATAGCATCTTTCTCATTTGGTCAGAACGTGGGGCGAATATTGGCAGCTTGCGCTTTATCCGGTGCAGAGGTTGAGAGAGTTAAACCGAGACAGTGGCAATCATGGTGCAAGATATACGGCAGCGGAGACACAAAGAAGCTAGGCTTTGCATTGGTAAAGCGCGTTTACGGCAGTGAAATGTTTCTAGGACCAAGAGGTGGCTTGAAAGATGGCAGAGTAGACGCTGTGTTAATCGGCTTGTGGTACGTAAACAACAATTAACTAGCGAAATAACCCACACCCCTTCCAGTAAGGGGTTTTTATTGCCTGCCTTAAATAAATTCACGCTAATGAATTAAATATGTTGACGATGATTAATTAAATGTCTACTATGTGGCTATTGAGGCAAACAACAGGACACAAACCAATGAAAATCAAACTAACCCTAAAGCAGTTCCACAAAGTCATGCACATATTAACTCCGAGCCAGAATGACCGTGTTGAGATTGTGGGGTAAACAATGAGCTTCGTAAGAACAAGAGTCATGATCGCCATTGAGCAACCAGTAACGCGTCAAGAGGTGGTAAAGCAAACAGGATTAACACTGACTCAAATTAAAGACGGTTTAACCGAGCTGAAGCGATACGGTCAGCCAGTGCAAGCAATTGGTCATGGTGATAATAGGCATTACTACTTGCCAAAGCACCACCAAGTGCCGATGAAACGACAATGTAAAAGCACGTATCTTTTGGACTTAATCACTAAAAACTGGGTGCCGGGTGAGGAGTTAATCGCAACACTCGACATTGAATATTACCAAATGAAAAACTACATCAAGAGCCTGCGCCGCAAGGGGTGGGAGATTAGCACAAGACAAAGCAAGCGCGGAATGCGAATGCATGAGTATAAAATGACAGGTAAGGCGGAACAATGAAACCATCACAAATAGCAAAGCAGCTAGGCGCAAAAACACTATCAGAAGTTGCGCGAGCTTATGACGTACACGATGCACACTTAGTGCAAGTTAACAAAATCGATCCAGAGCGATTCACGCACATGGTCAAGGTTCATGTTTTAGCAAAAGAGTTAGGCGTATCAACTCAGCACCTAAATTTCATGCTTCAGCACACAGTAGGAAGCGTAAAAGGCACTAACGCGGCTGATTACTTCGTTAATCAACCAGAAGCACGTGAGGAGCTTACACGGGCTTACGTGGTGGACTTTAGAGTTAGAATTAAAGACATGTGCCAGAAGTTGTTAGACAGTGACACTGCACAAAGTGAGTTTGGCGATTTGGTTTTAGGTTTGGTCTGGGGTAAGGAATAATGAGTAATAAACATAAGCACTACGATTTGATTGTGGCTAAGGCTGCGAATATGGATTTGGTTATTTTTAGTAAAAACGAATCAGGCTGGAGAGTGTCAGAATTGGCGGATATTATTTGCTGGCCTGATTATAAGTACTTCCTATGCCTACCGCAACACAAAGAGTCTTGCTTGCACTGGTTGAACGGTGGTGCCCTTCAAGACTTCTTCGAAGGTTCTTGGACTTCGGTTGGTGATTTCGAGGGAGAGGGATGGGTTGAGGCCGATAACATGTTTATGAACGAAGAGTATCAGCTCAGAATCAAACCAAAGAAAGAGAAGCGTTGGATTGTAATCCACAATGGAAAGCTTGTTAATGAGCTATTCAAGTTCGACACAGATATAAGAATGTCGTACCTGAGCGAATACGAGACCCTCCAAAGGTTCGAAATAGAAGTCGAGGTGTAACCATGCTCATCACAACCGCCCGAATACCCGCACAAGTACCACCAAAAGCCCGAGCTCGACTCATGCGCTTGCAGTTTGAAAAAGTGCGAAAGCAAATGCGTACCAAGTGGTTTTTATGGGAGCCGCAAACAATGAACTCAGTGATCCCATACACAACTAAAACACTGGAGCCATGCAGTATTGGCCGTGAGTTTGCCGAGCTACTAGGGCGCACAGAATTAAAATGGGTAATTACTTGCTACATCATTTCTCGTGAGTCTAACGGCAAGCACCACATCACGGAGGAAGTGTTAAAAATCAACACACCTTGCAAGCATAACGAGATTAGTGGTTTGGCTGCTAACTTCCATATGGATATGATCGACGAGTTCAAAGCGTCACGTAAGGCACCTGATTTTATTACCGCTGCGTGGGTGGCCAATACTGAAAAGTCACCAACGCTAGAAGAGGCTTGGGAGTTGTTTAATAAGGTCGGCGCTTGGGGTTTGCCGAGTGATAGGGAAGAAGCGGAGATGATAAATGAACACAGAGCATAAAAGCAATACACCGACAGAAATACGCGACTTGTGGCAGACTCCACAAGCTTTATTTGAATACTACGATGAGCGTTTTGGTTTTACTCTTGATTTGGCAGCAAGTGAAGAAAACAAATTGTGTAGCCAGTTCATAGGTGAAGATGAAGACGCCCTGTCTCGCGACGTTGTTGATGAAAAGATATACAGATTCAATAACGCTGATTACGAAAATCAAGGAATGGCAATCTGGTGCAACCCACCCTACAGCGATATCATGCCATGGGTTAATCAGTGCGTTAACATTTCGAATGACTTTCGCGTACCAGTGGTCATGCTAATCCCAGCAGACACATCGGTAAAATGGTTTAAAGCAGCATTCAAAAACTGCTCAGAGTGTCACTTCATTTCGGGGCGAATTTCATTCATTAATGCAGAGACACAAAAGCCAGTGAGTGGCAACAACAAGGGATCGGTTGTTTTTATCTTCGATCCTAAATCACCTTTTAAAAGCCAAGTATGTTTACTTGAACGTGATGAGATTATGGGGAAGTAAATGAGCAAGTACGACAGAAAAATACAAGTAAGCGACAAAGGCACGGTGGACGTATACGAAGTTTTAGAGGCGTTTAACGTTACATGCCCTGCATTACAACACTTAGCCAAGAAAGTATTGTGCGCTGGCTTGCGTGGCCACAAGGACACAATGACAGACCTATTAGACATCAAAGCGTCAGCAGATAGAGCAATCAAATTAGAAAAAGGTAGAAGTAAATGAAAAAAATATACATCGCAGGGCCAATGACGGGTTACGAGAACTTTAACCGTGACAGCTTTCACAGCGCACAGCACAGTCTTTTGTTGGATGGTTTGGTTGCATTAAACCCAGCAACTTTACCAGACGGATTGACACAAGGTCAGTACATGGATATTTGCTTTGCCATGATCCGCGCTGCCGACGCCATTTATCTGCTAAAAGGTTATGAAGAATCAAAAGGCGCAATGGCTGAACTTGCGTATGCTGAAAAACTAGAATTGGAGATTATTGAACAATGAACGAATTACAAAAGACAAAGGCATGGTTTGAGCAAGCGATACCAGAGCCGACAGATAAGCAAAAGTGCGTCCAGATGGGGGTGCATATCGAGGAAATAGCAGAAATGTTTGATGCTATGGGTCCAGCAATGAAGCTTTGGGCTAAGAGTACTCATGAGCTTGCAGACTTTTTCAAAGAGTGCGGTGAAGTTGCGATGGATGTTATGACGGAAATAAACCGATTTGAATTACTTGATTCATTGGTTGATCAACAAGTCACAAGCACTGGCGTAGGTCACATGTTAGGAATGGACATCCTAGGCGCACTTGCAGAAGTTAACCGTTCTAACTTTTCAAAGTTCGAAGATGGGAAGCCAGTATTTGATGATAATGGGAAGATAACCAAGGGCAAGCACTACACGCCACCAGAGCTGGGTAAGTTTATTTAATCTACAAAAGCGGTTGATTTGATGTTAATCGCTTTTTTCATATTTACTAAGTGCCGCAAGTGGAGTAAGATTCACTTTAACAACTAAGGAGTGTTTATGAGTTATGGATATAGCAACAACTGCACGAAATGTAACAAACCCATGAAAGTAGACCCTACAAGGGTTCTTACATCGATGCCGCCTCAACCCTGTTATTACTGCCCTAGCTGTGACGGTGAAAGGTTTATCAATAAGTTTTACGATGCGCTGCATGAATTTGACCAGGAGCCTAAATGGGTTAATGATTCCGAAGCCCGTAGCGCGGCTTTAAAGGCATCACTGCCAGTTGGCGGGTGGCTTGCGATGTTTGACTCGGTAGCTACCGGTAGTGATTTACTATTAAGCATTTCGGACAGTACGAGGTTCGTGCTGATTGCAGGTTGTGACATAAGTGGTAATAGGAAGATAGTAAAATCAAAAAAACTTTGCTTGGTTCTTTTTGTAAACAATAAGTCCGAAGTATGGTGGCGCAGGTTTGGTTTTTGTGTTGGTGGCTTATTTTCAAGCAAATTAAAATGAAGGATGCACAGCAATGATCTTCAAAAACTTCAGAGACAGCATTGTGGATAACCTCCACAACCTAATTCACCACAAGCAGCCGCTAGTGTTCACGCACCGTAATTTCTACGGCTGGAAATTTCAAGTTATTGCAATTAAAGAGGATGTTAAATAATGCACCACTACGAAAACACAGAAGAGTTTGCGTACAACCAAAGCACAGGTAAACGACAGTATCACCGCAAAAGCCATCAGTGGGACGATAAGCCACTAACCACTGGAGATAAGGCATTAATGTTGGTCGGTGTGTTACTGGTTATTGTTGGCGCGGTAATGGGGGCTTTATAGAATGGAAATTAAAAAAGTTGGAATCAGTAAAGTAAGACCACTAAAAGATGGTGAATATATTTCCTGTGATAAATGCGGAGAGTGTAAAACAAAAATAAATCAGGGATACACTCGCATGATGACAGATCCAGAAGGTGAGTTAATGGTTCTGCACTATATCGATCAAGACGTCTGTGCGAAGTGTGGGTGTGAGGATTTGACGGTATGTGATGAGCAAGATACTTACTTTGATAGCAATCCGTTTGTTTATGAAGATTTACTCAAGGAGCAAAAATGAACCACACACACATCACAATTCACTGCTCGGCTACCAAGCCAAAGCACAATTACAGCGTTGAAAAACTGCATCATAGCCACGTTATAGAGAACGGATGGTCTGATATTGGCTATCACTTCTACATTACAACCGATGGACGCTTGCACCCATGCCGCCCTTTAAATCGAAGCGGTGCGCACGTTAAAGGTCATAACACTAATAACATAGGTATTTGCCTTGAGGGAGGTTTAAACAACGACAGCGGCAAGCCTGACGACACATACACGCACAGCCAAAAGGAAGCGCTGAAGCACATCATTGAATATCTGCAAAATAGCTTTGGCATCGATGATAAAAACGTAAAAGGACACCGTGATTGGTCGCCAGATTTAAATGGCGATGGAATCATACAAGCCAACGAGCGCATTAAAGAATGCCCTTGTTTTGATGTTAAGAAATGGATGGAGAATAAATAATGGAACCACTAATCGAATTTTTACTAACTACTGAATATGCACAATACGTATTGGCGCTGTGCTTGCTGTGTCGAGTCTTTGTTACTGTAGCGCCACAATCACTAACAGAGAAGGTGCCAGACACCATCATGCTTGTTGTGAGCGCCTTGGCACTAGCTTCTAATAAGCGAGTGGATAATAAAGGGAATCCAATGTGAAATGGCTAAATACATTATCACGAATAATCGACGGGGCGCTTAATGCTTACAATCGAAAAAAGAAACGCGATGCGGCTAACGATGCTGCTAATACTATCGCCAATGGTGGTAGCGTGCGCGAGTCAGAGCAATCATTCTCCGACTTGGCCAGTAAATCTAAACGTGATCAATCTGAGTGATGGGGGTATTTGTTTGGATGGTGATTCAGCTATTAGGCTTGCTGAGTTAAAAGCGGAATTGGAGGCTATGTAACACCCACAAAAAAGCCCCTCGACAAAGGGGCTTCCAAACTACTATCAAATTAACAACAGGATGTAACAATGAAAAAGATAAAACAAACGCGACAGGCAACCGCGATAGGTCTAATCATAGCAGCAGGGCTATTTGGTTGCAAATCAGCTATTATGCTATAATGAAAACGTAGCAAGGCACAAAGCGCGAAAGTAACCGAGTTAGCCGAAAGGTCGCGAGCCTAGCCTCTTTTAAATCTAGAAGAGGTTCAAAATGTCAAACGTCAAAATATCCCCGCTAGATCAAGACCTCGTAAGAGAGTTTATTGATTACAACCCAGAAACCGGCGTAATGAAGTGGAAGGCTAGAAATGAAAGTCACTTCAAGAGCAAAGCAAACGCAGCTCAGTGGAACACTAGATACGCAGGTAAACTGATTGGTTCTGAGCATTGGAAGGGTTATCTAACGTGCAGAATAAATTACAAGGCATACAGAATTCACAGAGTTGCATGGTGCCATGCAAATGGTGATACAGAAATGCACATAGACCACATCAATGGAATAAAAACAGATAACAGACTGATAAACCTTAGGCTTGTAGATAATCAAGAAAACCACAGAAACATGCGAATGAGGGCTGATAATTCTAGCGGAGTAACTGGAGTTTATTGGAATAAGAGGTATTCCTACTGGGTTGTTCAGATAGCTATGCCTTGCGGCAAGAAGCGTAGTCTTGGTTGCTTTAGATGTCTAGATGAGGCTAAGAGATACAGAGCTTTTGCACAGAAAGTTTGTGGATATACGGATGATCATGGAGATGTACTCGATATGAAAACCTGATACGCGTCAAGTTTTGCCGCTTACTGATATGCAAGCGGCGTATTATGGTTATTCCATTGTTGAAACTAGGGTTTGGGTTAATGGGGTTTCTGGGTTGGGTGTTAAGGTTGAGTAAATGAACGCACTCCCAGAAAAAACATGTTTTCTGGGAGCACTGACTATCACATTGCAACCACCTTTCTTCTCATTGCTTCAAGTAGGATGTTTTGCCACTCGTCCTGCCTTACTTGCCAGAAGTCGCCCAGTTCAACACCATGTAACCTGCTAGTAACAGGATTACCCTCTTCATCTCTAAATACAGTGTGACAAATCGCTGCACAGTCATCTATAGCCATTACTTTATTTAAAGATTCTATAAACTCTTCTGTGATAACAATACCTGAATGCGACCTTACCCCATCTTTAAACTTCCAATGCTTAATTTCAACAGTTAAAGCAAAATCAAGAAGTTCTTGACTCATAGATCGGACATCAGTCTTTATTCTAGCATCTGATCCCGTCGTTGGTGCGTTAACGATAAACATGTCATTAACTCTATTGGAGGAAGTGCCTATATCGTAAGTTGAATCAAGAACAGGGATAAATTCACCCGTCCACTCTAAGCGCCATCTATCTCCTATATCATTGCTCGGATTTCCGTCTCCAAAATAAACTCCAGACTGAAGTACGGGCCTTACAAATCCACGACCAGAGGCGATTGACCCTTCAATCTTAACTCCGGTAGTTGGCATTGTGTCGATTGCACCCCCAGTTTCGTGCACTCTAGCTCCAAATGTAACTAGAGGGTCTGTCGATGTTAACGCTCCCGTCTTAACAGTCCCGAAAGCATCACCTTGTGATACTTTCATCATTTTATCTGATATTGAACTTGTAATCTCCTCATAAGCCCAACCAAGAGAGCTATAAACGGCTTTAAAAGCCTTTACACCTTCACCATCAACAAATAATCTGTCATTTAGACCTGCGGCATTTCGGAAAATCCTAAGCGATCCATAAAAGTGACCTATCGCCCTTGTTGGATCGCCAGAAAACAATGCCACATCGTCAAAGTTAACATCCCTACCGCCCAGCACAACGGTTGGTCTTCTCCATTCTGGGTTTGATACGTTATCCTCAAACCATGGATTTATCATTACCGTTGGAGTGCCGCGGGTGTCTTGTTTGTAGCCGATACCGTTATTTTCAATGATGGGGTTTATGTATGTAGCATTCCACATGTTATTGTCATCAATGCCGACATCATTCCCGCCAAAATAACAGTTTGTCATCACATAACCAGAAGACCCCCAGCCTGACAATATTGGGGACTCAGCGCCCAAGAAGCCGCTTCCGCAGTTTCTAATAAATAACTGATTAAAATCTTGGTTCCATCCTGCGCTATTTTTGATGCCGACTTCACAATCATCTATAGATATAGATTTAAACTCCTCTCTTGATGAGTTTACTGTCCCGTCTCTTTTTATTGCTGTAACGCCATCCGACTTACCCGAACCGATAAACCCTATGTTAGATAAGGATGTATCAGAGTTGGACGTTCCATCGTTATCGATAAAACTAGAAGTTAGGTTTATTACAGTTTTAGTGTTGCCAGAACCCTTTATATTTGAGTTGACAGGGGTTAGAGGCGGGGAGCTTACAGAATAAGAACCTTCATTAATAATTAACTTACTGTTTTTCGATAGAGCGCTTTCAACTCCAGAAGAAATGTCACCGCTAGATAATCCCTCATCGGCCAGATTGCCGATCTCTGCGAATCTTTCCTCCAAAGACCTAGGCGCGATGGAACCCGACGCCACAACCCAGTAATCAACCTCATGCCCCGTCGCCACGCTACCCCGCTCAAACTTGACAGAGCCAAGCGGAGTTAACGTAGCGCTTTCATCCTCAAGCGCATCAACACCAACCGTCACACGATACTCATCACCAACCAAGGCATAAGACACACCACGCGTGCGAGGCTTACCGTCAAAGTCAGCCACCGATGCAACAAATTCAGTGATGTTTTCTAGCTCTTTTGAGTTTGCGCGTGGAATGTAAAAATCACCACCACTAAACGATACGCGGCCATCAATGTAAGTTAGGTTTAGAATACCTGTGGTTTCATTGGCAAATACGCCTGAGAAAATTTCATAACCCGGCGGGTAAGAAGTTGGTGTTGCACTTGGTGCAGGTTGGCTATCATCTGGCGAGGCAATAATAAAGTTATGGTTTGATAGCAGGTTCGCGCCATTACTTAGCGCTGCTTTATAAGCGGCAAACATTTGGGAGTTTTGCGGAGTGTCGACAACGCCATTGTAATCAAAACCGGCAGCGTTCATCACAGCTTCTTGTAGGGCAAGTTGCTCATTTCGGTCTATGGCTTTAAGCGGAGTACCATTATTGGTTGTTGAAGGATTGTTGTCCTTAAACTTACTATCCTTGTAATTCGGATCGGCTTCAGTTGCGCCCGGGAACTTCTCATTCGGTGACAAAGACATTGCTATTCCTCAGTTTAGCCAAGGAATAGCAGTAAAGAGCTATTCCGTTGACGGTTCGTCTTGATGTGGCGATACAAGATCGCGTGTATTCACATAGTATACATCAAGTTGACCGAGGGCGAAAAACTCAACCTTGGCGGTGACGCCGATATCAAACGCAGTCACTTCCTTTAATTCTTGCGTAGTGGTGCATGAATTATTAACCTCTGCGCGCTGCACCTCGAGCACTGGCTCATTAATGAGCATACGCTCTGCATGTTTCAGTGTGGTAAGTGTTTTACATGCTACGGAGTTTGGTGCTAGGTGCATGTTGGGTGCGGCAATAGCGCATGTGCCAACACTAAGTAATAGCGCGGTTAGCATTGCCTTTTTCTTAATATTCATAACTTGTCCTGTTAGTTGTTAATCTTCGCGTTAATCTCTTTGATATCGACCTCGATTGCACCAATCTTTGTAGACTGCTTGGCTGAATCGATGCGAATGGCTGATATCTCTTTGAGAATTTCTTTCTGCCCTTCGATCACTAATTTCTCGTAGGTATCTAAGCGCCTTTCCATTGCTGCTTGGTTGTTTTCGATAATGGGAATCTTGGCAACTTGTGGCTGCATTTTCTCAATATCACTGGTATTACTTTGTATCTGTTTATCTTGCTGCCCTGCGTAAAATGCGGCACTGGCAAAGCTTACGCAGCCCGCAGTGACAACAGCAATAGCAACTTGGTGTAGTGGGGTAGACATGGTTTTAAAGCCCTGATTAATTTAACTAGTTTTAGTATATCAAATCAGGGCGGTTGTTGTTATTTTGTGGTTAGACCTCAACTTCAATCTCATGAAACTGATAACAATCAGATCCAAGTAAATCAACAGCCTCCTCCCTTGACCGAAAAACTTTTTGCGATGCATTCCAGCCCTTACACGTTGCAATCCATCGCTTTTCTTTCTTTGGTTTGATGCGGATTATGTAGCCATCATCAAAGTTAAATACTGATTGACCATGCCATGAGTGCTGCTCTACTTTATCCCACCGTGAATTATAGTTTTCTTCAACTTCCCCACCATTCAGCCAGTGCAAGCAAGCCTCTTTGTGTTGTGGTAGGCATAGGAAGTATTCTGACTCCTCATAAAAAGAAGGAATGCAGCTCAATTCCATCGCCTCCCATCGATTGGTAGTTTTGGATTTAATAAGTACAACCAAATCCATATTCGCAGCCTTAGCCACTATCATTTCGTAATGTTTATGTTTCATATCTTTATCCTGTTTGTGTTGGTGTTATTAATGCAAACTTGTCAGTTTTAAGTAAAAATCAAACCATATCGCAAAAGTAAGTGTTGCAGGTATGGCTAGGGCTATGCGTTGTTGGTTAGTTGTCATTTTCAAAAACGTCATCGTCTTGTGTTTTTCTGCACCAAGTAAATCCGCATCGACTTCCGTCGCTCTTAAATCCGTGACAGTGACCGCGTGGATTTACCCACTTAACGCAATCTGTTGTGCCAAACATCTTGCTACCGCACTCTGGACATTTAAACTCACTCATCACTCACCCTCACTTAGACGTTTATTCTCTTCATTCAAATCGTGGATTGTTTTGGTTTGTGCTTTAACCAACTCTCTAAATGCATCCAATGATTCGCGTTGTTGTTTGTTTTCTTCGACTAGGCGGTCGTGGTTGTTTACAGCCTTGTTTATATCGTCATAGCAAGACTGAACATTTGGTATTGCAAACATCTGATCATCTTCGAAAAACTCTTTGATATCGAAGTTTGGAACGCTACCAAATCGCTCACTCATCTTAATGTTACTCATCAAACGCCCACCTTCATATAAGCCGTTACTAGCTCGTTTAATACATCGTCATGCGTAATCTTACGCGCCTTGTCACCGTTAGCGATTAGGTTGGCATGATTGATCTTCTTAACCAGATATTCGAATCGGTCTTTGGTTGATTCTTTCACGCCAATCATCACGCGCTTTTCTTGTTTCTTATCGATAGCCATTTTGAGTCCTTTTTTTGGTTTGTGTTTACACACTAACACTACATTGTAATGAATACAAATAAATATATTCGGTTGACAATGACCAAAAACAAGCCAATAATGAATCATCGAAACAAAACAGGACGCGATAAATGAAAAACCACCAAATGTGCGAAATAGTCACGCTACGGCGTAAAAACAAAGCGCAAGCGGAAAGAATAGATGAGCTTGAGCGAATGCTCTTAAGGGCTTCAAATAAACTCGAATCCTACGATGGTACGGAGTTTTTTGTAGCTAAGATTAATATGGTTTTGGAGGGTGAGTGATGGCAACTGAAACAATGGCTGAATTTTACGAGAGAAAATGGATTGAGACGGGTGATTTGAATTATCTTGAGTTGGCTAACAAGTTGAGAAGTAAGGAAGAATAAAACAAAGCCCCAATCAAGGGGCTTTGTTTTAACTAACTACAATCGGCAAGTCTAATTCACCTTCATACCATGTGATTTGGTAGATAATAAATCGCTCTTGGTTGTCTAGGTTTTCAAACTTCAGCAAGTATTCAGTATCTGGTTGTAGAATCCTTTCAATATCATCACCCGCAAAAATACCCTGAGTCACATTACCGCCACCAGTGCCGGATGCTGACCTAACCACATCAAATGGAGTGCCTTCATTGGTTACTGTGCCAACGAGAAATACAGTAACGCCAGTCACATTGGTTGAGTTAGCGTTAAAGTTGTTTATCGGCACAACCGTAGCTGTGTTGGAAAATGCAGCACCAGAGCGAGGCGTGTAGCGAATGCCCCCATCCGTTGTTATGATCCTGTTTTTCAGTGAGATTCTATCGTCACCGCTCGGTGTCTTAAATGAATAATAAACAGTGCCGTTACTAGGGATTTCAATCTCTAATGACACGCCAAACTGCTTGCCATTCTTTACGTTAGCCTCAGTGTAATTCTGGACAGTCATTGCTCGCAATCCGGTAAACAAGCCGCCCGGCAATTCCCCTGCATTGGGTGTCACGCTAATTAGTTGCGTACCAGAGACTGAAGAGGCCCATACCTTATTCACACCGTTATAAAAATCACCACTTCCAGACTCTAGAATAAAGCTGACTGCATTATCTTGAAACCGCCTAGTGTCCGTTGCGCTTATTGTCGGCTTGATATCAGATCGCACAAAGACAACGTTTGAGCTAGGGCTTGAATCCTCGCCACCTTGGTGCCAAATGAATCCAGAATCCTTAATGTCGACAAGTTCAACCCAATCATTATCTGGTATTGAGAATTGAATCTGCTCTGCCATTATCTTACTCCTTTACTTTTGTCCTGTTGATTAAACAAAATCAACCAACACACCGACCCATTTGTCAGCGGGAAAGATTGACAAAATTAACTCTTCAAATTCGTCCTTCCTTGCTAGTGGCACCGTTGCCGTGTTTGGCATAGTTTCACCTGCAACGTAAACAAACCCGCGCCACTTAACTGGATCGGCAGGGATTGGATAAAACTCTGGATCATCAATCTCAACTAGATTGCCCATAAATGCGTCACCACCGCCCATGTGTGCGTTTTCTCCGCCCATAGTAAGCGGTTGGAATCTGACAGCCGACACGCGATTGACTAGCGGATAGTATGGGCTAACTAACAAGTCATTCGGGTTCCACGGTACAGGGTATTCAACCGTTTGCGCTCCCATAAAGGCATTCTCACCACCCATGAAAGCGTCATCACTACCCATAGTTAGGTCGAGTATTTGCTCGTCAGGCATCCACCAGTCATGCACGTAAACGTCAAACCCATATCCGCGTAGTATGCTTTGCAAATATGCAGGACTTTGGCCGCCTGTCATTTTCCAAGTTGCTTCAAGTCTATCTCTACGCTCTTGCTCTGTTAGTCCAGAGGATGGCAAGTAAAACTGGTCTTCCCATCTCAACAAATTGTCTGTCACTTGCGGGTCTAACTGTTTGTATGTGGTGTCAAATAAGTCGCGGTAATATTGCGGATACGTTAGGCCTTGATAAAACAAACGCAGTGTCTTAGTGATAATCAAGCTGAATATGCGGCTTTGTGGTAATGCCGCTTTCCATAGGTTTAGACTCATATCATCACCCTACACAAACGAGATAGAAACAAGCTTTGCTTTCTCGCCTGTGCCTAGTTGATAACTTGGATCGACACCTGCACCAGTCTGGTATAGGTAAACACTTGCACCAATGAATGTGCCGTTGTTAGCTCTCACGATATCGTTGATCACACCTTCGACCGCAATCTTAGATATCAAGTCGGTGCGTGGTGGCACTGACAAGCCAGTAATGAAAGGTTCAGCATCTAGGAAGTAATCCGTTAAACCTTCCTCAATATCCGCTTGTATCTGCGCTTGATTGCTCACAGAAAGTCCAGACACTGCAACAGTGAATCCAGTACGAGTAATTGGAAATACATTCACAAACACACCTACAGGTCGGCGTGATGCTTTGCCGTTACTGTCAAATTCAATTGAGTCGTACACTTCTTGCAGCTGCGTTGGTGTTGGTATCCCGTCTGGATCGCCACTGCTTGCAACGGTCGCTTCAGCGTAAACGTCCACCTCCATCGGTGCGCCAGTATATGGGTACACATTAGATATGCCGTCTACCTCTTCGCCCCAGATTTGATAGTCAATATATGCGCCACCCTGCTTACGTCGTCTAAACGCTTTCTGTACGCGCTTACGATATGACGCGGTTGTTTCTGGGTCTGCACCTGTCACAAGTTGCCCTGTCACGGTTGCTATCTTGCCAACTTCCGCCAATGGGTTAACAAAAGACACCTCAGCACCATCAGCTAAGTTACCGTTTGCACCGATACCGTTATTAAAAGTTGGATCGTCAGCAGCTTTGACCGTTAACTCAATTGGGTTAGTGGTTAGGATATAAGCTCGTGTGGTGATGTAAGTAAAACCATTCTGTGATGATTGTAATTGTGTGCCAGCATCGAGCGTTCCACCCAACTGCTCCACTGTTACGCTAATCGTGTGCTCTGCGCGTTGTCCTGCTTTTCTGCCATCAAGCCCAATCAAGTTACCCCAGAAGTTAAGCGGGTTAACCGTTAGGCCAAGCACTTTGATATCTTCACTGGAGCACGTAGACACAAACCACTGTTTAAGCATGAATGTTGAATAGTGTTCAAGCATCACAAAAACACTTGCCGTAGCTTGGCTGTGCGCTCGCATAAATGACTTTTGCAACAGTGGTATTTTTTGGTTTAGCACGGACTCTAACTGCGCAATGATGCTGTTAGATATTTCTTTGATTGTTCTAGCCATTAGCTCCCCACTCAACAGGTAAAGTGATGTTATTTGAGCTAGAATCCTGCTCAATAGTTATGCTAATCATAACACGGTTTAGACCACCAGAAGTAACAGACACGTCTATGCTGTTAGCGTTGCCATTGCTGACAAGCCACTTTAGATCTGCTTCTACCGCTTGCACTAGCAGTTGATAGTTTTTTGAGGACTGAGGCTTATTGTTGATCACTTGCTCAGTTTGTGAGGATAACTTTTCCTCGGGTGTATCGACAGCCTCATTGCCAAACCAATCATCAGGCGAGAATAGCGACATATAAACCGCCGTTTCTAACCCCTCAGTCATTTGGACAATGCCGTTTTGAATGTTGATATTGCCATCGTTTAGCGTTTGGAAAAGTAAAACGTCACCGTCTTGGTTTGCCATCTTATCGCCTTGTTGTTGTGTAATGGGTTAAGTATACACTAAAGGCTATGGGGTATGAAAAGCCCCTATAGGGAGGGGCTTTGTGTTTCATTTAATCAAAAAGGAAGATGAAACAGCAATGCTGTTTATTGGCTTCTTGAGAACAATCTCTATTGCCGCGCTCTTATTGTCGCCATCATCTTTAGGTGCCATTTCCGCTTCGCTTGGTGGTTTATTGTTGGCTTCTGGTTTGCCCTCCATCACACACCACCCATATACAATTCATCAACACTACACCCTAGCGCTCTCGCCTCTTCGATCACTTCAATGCGCTTTCGAAGTTGCATTGTCTTGATCATCTTTTGCGATGGCTTAACGTCCGTTTTTGCTTTCGGTACGGAGTGAAAGCGCTTCATGGTTTCTTGTTGGAGTATGTTTTGTCGGTTCATTTTGATAGTCTCCATTTTGCGTATAAGTGACGACCAATAGCATAAGCATGTTTAGCGCCAACAATCGCTAGGTCTAATAGTGACAGCACACCAAACATTGCGACAGCCAATACAACGCCAAGTGACCAATCATACTCGCCAAGCTCGGTAATGAATGGCTCTGGGTTTGCTGCACATACGTACGTGCCAATCATGATTAACAATACTGTGTGTAGGTTGTTCATTAGTTTGACTCCTTGCGGTAGCCTGTTTTGTCTACGATGGCTAGCCACCCATCAATAGCTTCAGGTGCTGACTTGAGCTCGTGGAGCTCATACACAATTGGGTGATTAACTGCGTGGCATCTAATGAGATACAAATCATAAGCCGCCTCCAATCGCTCGCGCTCTTCGTGTTGTTGTGGGGTTTCTGGCTTGGATAGTTGATTGGTATGAAACGATTTTAGCTCACCTGTATTGGACACACACACAGTCGATGTTTTTCTTATAGGGCTAACACCAACAACAAACCACTGACTTTTACTCTTTGAGCTTATGACAACTTCATCACCATTCTTCCACTCAGGTTCGCCATCTCGTAGCGCGTTCAGCTCATCATTCAGACACTTCATAGCGATAGTTTGCTGCTCAACCATTTTTACTAGGTGTTCGCGAGGAATAATCTCCTCACTCATCATAACCCCATCGACTGCATCATTAAGCACATCATGGGCGTTAGATTCTCGCAATGTTAAACTTGCCGCTTGATGCGGCGTAGTGTCGATCAGGTCAAGCGCCTCTTTCTCTTCTGGTGTTTCTATGTTGGTTTGTGGGATTGGAATTGGGCTACTAACGTCATCATATGCGTTAGGCACTACCCATTCATTTGCATTCTCAGGGTCTAGTAACATCTGATTGTCATCATTCCACCACGCAAAATGCTCATCACTAGTCTCATCAAAGTAATGAGTCGCACCCTCTGGAATGTTATGTTTTTCTGTTTCGAATGTCTTCATCTTTCATTGTCCTGTTTATTAACCTACAAACACAATAACCGACCTAATGAGTAAAATCAAGTCAGTTATTGCATTTATTTTATTTATGGTTGCGATCCACTATTACCAGTAATTGGTCTGCCTTCTGCGTCTAGGTAGCCGCCCGCAGCATGTACGTGTCCATTCTGCTCTTTACCTGCAACAGTTAACGAAGTTGTACCATTGACAGTAGGTGCGCCAACGCTAACTGGTGAAGTCGCCGATCCGTCAGGATTAATGATAAATCCGTTTAGGTTAAACACCTGACCCGTTTGCGTCATTGCCCCACTAGCTTCAACCGATTGAGTATAAGCGCCATTAGTTTCAGACCATGAGCCATCCGCGTTAACTGACTTACTATAACTGCCGTTAGTCTCAACAAATGAACCGTCTGGGTTAATCGTCTTGCTATAGCTGTCATTGGCGATAATGATTGTGCCGTCTTTCTTTAAATAGACGTGGTTAACTGGTACGCCGTCAGCGTTACGGGCGTATGTGCGTTTTTCACCTGCAACTGCAATCTTATTGTCGTAATCAAACGCACCAAAGTAAACGTCATTGCCATTCTCGCTAGTGCGATCGCTCCATCCGTCATCTTGTGGCAGTGGCTTTGAATCGTCACCTAGTGGCTGTAGGTGTTCCATTTCATTGATATCGCCACCGTTGCGATCTGCCTTAACTCTGTTTTCTGGCGAGTTATTTAATACTCTTGTTATTCTTCCCATAGTTATAAATCCTGCGTTTTTCTTTATTGTAACACGCACAAAAAAGCCGTCACGAAGACGGCTTAGAAGCTCTAATTGGTAATCGTTGCAAGAGTTACAACGCACGTTTGATTACTAGGTCGTGATACACCTTCGGGTGATTACGCTACTAAACGCATCTCTCCATTTGATTCATCATTTGCATTTATTTTAAATGATTTAAAATAACCGCGTCCAACAATGAAAACTACTTATTTTAAGCTAAAGCACTTTGCAAGTTGACTTGAATCTCACAAGTCTTGGGTTCTAACTTATTTTGGCTTGTCCGACTAGGTCGGGGCTCGTAAAGTGATTCACTACCCATAAACTCAACACTTGCAAAGTGTTTTATTGCCCTATCTCTAGGGCGAAAGGTGCGAGGTCTACATTACATAGACAGATTCATGATAATCACCACTTGGGTTAAATTAAAAGAAACTACCTCTTGCTTAGGTCTTAATTAAACACCATCGCGAAAAATAAATCTAGTGAATAAAATCGATTAATATTTAGTTATCAATCGATTTTTACGATTAAATTTATTCTTCCCACGGTAAAACCTCCACATCTTCACCATTGTAAGCTTCTGGTAGCGTCAACTCTAAAGCGCATGTTCTTGCATTTGGGGTTAGTGACATTGTAACGCCTCGCACGAACATCTTAGTATCACGATAAACCATCGCGGTTGGCGCTTGAATGTTCACAAACGTATTAACCGCGTACAAGTCACCTTGCGGATCGCGTAACGTTGCCAGTTCGCACGAATAACGAATTGAATTAGCCAAACCTCGCGCCCTGCGGCTTACAGCAACGGTTTTTTCATCGCCATTAAATGAATCGGTCGCCATGTAGTTATCTACTCGTAGCGAGTTCGTAAGCTTGCGATTCTTTGCCGTGTAACTGGTTGGATTCTGGCGAATAATAACGGGCAATATCGCCGTGTAATCGCTGTAATAACTTTGCTCACTGAATTGCGGCACCACTGACAATAATGGCGGTTGGTTATCTTTCAAAAACGCCACGCTTTCAGATTCGCTCGCTTTAGTTAAAAGCAAATTACCTTCCAAGTTGTTAGTGATGACAATGTCGCGCTGCTTGGCCAGCTCAGTTAGGTAGGGTGCCACTCGCTTGTCAGGCTTGATGGTGGCCACGTTAAACGATGCGCCCACATCAGCATCAACAACAACGTCAAACGGGAATACCTCCGTGATAGTCTTAGCAATGCGATCTAATTTAAAGCCTCTAACCTCGACGGGATAAGCGGAAATAGGCACGCAAGTATCATTAATCACTGCACAACGAGAGTAGCCCGACAGCGTGACAGTGCGGCTTTGTGCTGTCACGGATGGGTTAACGCCCATTTGAGTCCCACTAAACACCAATTCTTCACCAATAAAGACTTCTATTGATTGGTAGCTAAACGGTTTGAATAGTTCTCTGAACTGCGTATTTTCTGGCTCAAACGGTGCAATAATGTCGCAGGTATCAAAGCTATCAAACCGCTGACTAATCACCACTTCTAGAAAGTTTTTAAATTCAGTCGATCCAATTAAAACCGTAACTTCATCAAGTGTCGGGTTAATCTTTGTCTTAGTTGGTGTTTTAGGAATAAATAGCTTTGTTCCCGCATCAAGCTCTGCACCCGCTGACGGGTTGGCCTTGCGTAGCTTGGCTGTGCTTTCTTCTGTGCCGTATTCCTTGCGGCTTACATCTTCAAAAGTTTCGCCTTGTTTGGCGGTGTAGGTTGTCATATTAATTCACCAAGTACTTCATGAGCTTACCCTTCTCAATCGTAAAAATATCACTATTATCCAACCCATTCAGCAAAATAACTTTCTCAATCGTATCGCTGTCACTGGTGCCAAAATACTGATAGGCAAAGTCTAGCACTAGCATATCGCGCTCGAGTACCACATTTCTAAAGCGCTGTAGTGTTGAAGCTGAATCAATCACACTGTCAACGGTCTTTGTTACGTGGTCAAGTAGCGCCTCATAGCCTGCGCCCTCATCTTCAATAGATACCGATGCAAAGTTGCGCTCTTTCCATTCCACATACTCGAAGAATGAATCCTGCACTGATATAGCGGCGGTTAATGCTTCATCACGCGTTTCAAACTCCGTCGCCAGGATGCTATCGGCAATCGCTGACACGTTGCTTGATGCAAAGAGATCTTGTGTTTGTACTGAGTTTTGACCGACGTTGTTATATGTCGGTGTGGTGGTTGTATTGTCTGGGCCTATAATGTCGTCTAGCAAATCACCATAAGAATCTAGTTTTGCACCAATAAGTGCGACAGTATTGGTGGCCGACTTAACCAGTTGTGTGCATTGAAATGCCAGCGTTAAAGGCGTACCAATTAAAACGTCAATGCCATTAGTGATCGAAGTCGATACATCATTAATGAACTTCTGCGCGTCTTCTGCGTTATCAACTAATTCCTGTAATCCTTCTTCAACGTTGCCAACAAAATCGTTCACCTCATTGATCAATGATTGCTCTTCAGCTACTGAGTCTAAAGTAATACCATCGGCAAACTCTTCACTTTTCACATTATCAAAGTTGGCACTAGCCGCTTGTGCTGACTCGTTGCGGTTAACCTGTGCGCTAGGGTAAAGATCGGTAATTGTCTCAATGAAAGTGATAGTAAAGGCGCTCTGGTTAGCCCCAGTTTTTAATCTATCGACTTGCTCTATATCATCAGTCGCATTAACTGTTGACAGCCCGTAGGCTGGATGCTGTAGCTTACCTGCACCTTTCTCTGATAGCGCTTCGAAAAACTCATTTGCCTGCGTGTCGTGGTCTTCCCCTGAAAAATAGATTGTCATTGGGATAGTTTTCGCACCAGCAAAGTTATCTTGCACGTACACATCATCGCTTGAGACAAACTCAAATACGGTTGTTTTCTTTTTGATCTTGCGCCTTACATCCTCATATTGCAGCGTAAATTCTGCGCCACTTGGTGAGGTGTAGGTACATGGTACTAACCTGTCTTGCCATGCCATTTAAGAAGCCTCTTTAATTGCTGTTTATGCCAATATTGTAGCATGAAAGGAAAACCCCTCTGGTGAGGGGTTGTGTTAATTGACTTTCTTGAATACCCAATACACAAACCACAAGGGAGCTAGTGCATGGAAAACCCACGAGAAGATTTTGCAATGTGTCTCGGTTGTACCTAGTGGTGCGTTGTGTAAATCGTTGACCATGAACTTAAATAGCCGCTTTCTTTCAGAGTTCATCCACCCGTAAGTAAATACACAGTAAAATACAATTATGTATTGGTATATTTCCATCACATCCACCCCTCACTAAATCCGCGATAAACAACATAAGACCAAAGCGCGATACCTGTTAGCACTATGGCAAAGAATTTCTTTTTAGAGATTGTTTTGCTCATCCTGCTCATCCTTCATCTTTAGAAAACAAACCATAGCCGCCCATAAAGCATCGTCGTTATTATCAAAGTCACACTGCCAATCTTTACCCCTTGGATTGTAGATTGTACAAGTTCCAATACCGCAAAGGTCAGGATGCGCTAACTCAACGCTCATTCCTGTTGATAAGATTACTGGCCATGCGTCGGATGCATTTCCGCACGGGTTGAACTCATTATATCGAGTGGCTTCTTTGTATATGGTAGGCCCATGACAGTGCATAGTTTTACCCGTCTTAGTAAGTCTCCATACCCACTTATTAATCTCAAATCTGCTCATACCTTCATAATTCATAAACCCACCCCGCAAACATAAGACCCAAAACAATAACCGGTGTCGTTAACCCGACGATCCAAGGGCTTATGTAATTTCTGTTATGGGTTTTCATTTGGTGGCGTCCTTGTTTAGTTGGCCCCAGGTTGCGCCACAGATCATTGTTGCGACAAGAATGTATACATTGCCGAAGATAAACGACCATTCAAAGATAAATGGTAGCGGTAAGAATGATAAGAATGCCGCCAGTGCGAATTTAAGTAGTTTAGTTTTCATTGTCCTGCCCTTTCTTTTGTTTTCGATTCCATTTGCAGCGACAGTAATCAGTTGCAAACATGCGCCTTGCTGTGCCTAAGAAAGTGCGACCGCAGCCGCACTTGCATTTCTTTTGTTCGATAGGCATTAAAAGAAACCTAGTAGAGCTCCCAATGGAGCGATGAAAATACCAATTACTCGCATTACTTCCATCCCGCCCCAAGACGCAAGCTCAAAACCAGTAGTAACAATCTTGTAGATGTTTGCGCACCAACCACCGACGCCCGCAATAAATAAAGCAAAGATGATAATGTAAAAAATGTTTGATGTGGTAGATTTCATTTTTGTAGCTCCAGTTAATTAATTATCCCGTTTGGATAAGATAATGATACGATATTGCGTATCAAAGTAAACAGAAAAAAAGCGATGATAAACACCGCTTTCAATTCCTTTTTTCGATTAGTTGCCAGTATTGATTAGGTTTAATCTACTTGAGTAACTATCACTTTGAACTTTAGCCCCACCTTGTCCATACACATTAATATCGAACGTTTCTTTATTCTCGCTGATAGATCGGCTAATTCTCTCTTGAGGTGTTACCACTGTATTGGCGTCAATACTCATAGAGCGTTTGATGTCTTCGTCGTCATCACCAAAGCCAAAGAAGCCGCTAACGCTCTCACCAACTCCACTAATGCCATCAGCAATTCCGCCAATAACGTTGCTATACATATCAGCAATACCATTAAACAAATTGGAGAAGAACTCAGTCAAAGGCTCCCAATATGTGATGATCGCAGCTGCACCAGCAGCAAACCCAGCGACAACTAGACCTATTGGGGTTGCTGCAAGTATCGCCCCAAGACCAACAACTACGGCTGATAATGATTTCACGGCAATTATAGTTCCGGCTATTAATGCTGCTCCTTTTGCCAATGCAACACCAAATTCCACAAAAGGCTTTATCGCATCCCAATACTTGTAAGTTAAATATGCTATTCCTGCCGCTAGTGCTGCAACCGCACCTATAGCTAGAACTATTGGGTTAGCTGCCATTGCTAAGTTAAACGCCGTAACAAGCACGGTTATGGTTTTTAGGGCAACGGACAGCACTGTCAGTGACGCCACGAAAATACCAACCCACTTAGCCCACTTAATAAACTCGCTAAAGTTAGCACTCAAATCACCAATCCACCCGATCAACGTTTCCATGTGCTGACCTACATCACCAATAGAGTTACCAATAGAATTAAATAGTTTGTCTAGGTTCTGGCTGATCAACTCTTTATTGTTAATCATCCACTCGTTGAACTTATCAATCATTGGTGCCAACGCCTTACCAAGCAAGCCAGACACCTCTTGCGTGAGCGATCCAATTATCTTGGCGGTTTTAGATTGGGCTTTCGCCATATCTTCCGAGCCCTTGCGCGATTGGTCTGTTCTGAAGTTCATCATTTGGTAGTTTTTGGTGATATCTTCCATCGACTTACCTTGCAGGCGAAGTGTGGAAATAATTTTATTTGACTCCCCAGAAAGTAGTATATCCATAGCTGCCGCTGCCTGTGTGGCATCTTCCATTTTGAGCGCTGCATCAGCTATCGCTTTGAATTGTTCGTCTGGGGATAGTTTCTTGATCTCATTAAACTGCAAGCCAAGAATGCCAAGCGACTCTGTAACTTTGGTTATCTCTTCGATCCCTGCTGACTCACCAAGTTTATTGTTCATTTCCTCATACAAATCTGTGACATTCTCCGCATTTAACCCAATACCTTTAATGCCATTTGTGACCGCCTCCACAGTTTCTACGTTAGCACCCATAGCCCGCGTCATATTGTCGGATTCAAGTTTCATTTGGTTAACTGCGCCAGCACCCACCACTAGTGCGGAGGTTAAGCCAGCAATGCCAAGTGCGGCTTTTTTGCCAACGCCAAACATGGATTCAGTTACTTTAGATGTGGCAGCATCTACCTTGCGTAGCCCAACCTCTGCTGACTCAGTCATTTTACTTATTGATGCACCCATTTTTCTAACGGGGCGGGTCATGCGATCCACCCCCTTAAAAACCGTGCTGATCGTATACTTCGAGGCCATTACTTATTCCTTTCGTTTTTGAAAGCTCATTAATTCTGGCACAAGTAGATCGTAGTAGAAGCGCAATTCTTGAACGGTTATTTCAGTCGGTCTAGGTGTGTTTGCAAAATCCCTAGCCACTTGTGCATACATTGTTGTGTATATATTAGCACGGGTGTTGGGGTCTACGTATTTACCGAAGTGCAAACGAATAGGGAGCCTCTGAAGCTCCCCACCGTTGACGACTCTAACCGTTGTTAAGCCAAAAAAAGCAATGCAAACTCTTTAAGGATTTTTAGATCTGAGTTTGGAAGCTTACAAACTTGCACGTATGGGACACCAACCATGCCGCTAATAAACATCATTAGCTTTTTCATATCTTGGTTTTTGCCGCCTTTATCCATCATTTCCCAAGCAAGCCCACCTGGTTCGCTGATAGTGATAGTTTTTTCGCTGCCTTCTTTGTCGAGTGGCTTCTTTAGTGTTAGCACGTAGCTATCACCATCAACAATAGCGCGACCTAGTGAGATAGGTTTAGCGAGCGTACGAAGCTTGTCTTTGAAGTCTTTCGCGTCATCTTCAAGCATTGAATCAACGTCTGTGTCGATGTCCATTGCTTCAAATAGGTTGGTGAGTTCAGCCTCTGCGGCTTCTAGTGGGATTTGTACGTTTGATTTAGTCATGGGTATTAGTCCTGAGTTTAATGCTCCCCACCACAACGGCTAAAGGCACAGGACAGAGCCGGGGAGCACGTTAAGTATAACCACTTCAAAATAATTAAACAAATGACTTGATTTTATTCAATGTGCTGATTAAGATTAATTCAACTTAACAAGCAGGATGATTAAATGAAATTCACAGACACACCAACTACCACCATTGATGAAGTGCTAATTAGCACCCGTGGCAACATTTCACAAGCTGCGCTAAAGATTGGTATTAACCGAGGCACACTGCGTAACTACATCGCCAAGAAAGATAAAGTCTTACTTGTTGAAATTGACGGGAAGCTTGTCCCGTTTGTGGCTGACCGCCGTCAGGGTAGTTACAAGAAGGGCGATTGACCATGCAAACACCGGAGTACGCAAGGAACGCACACAAGGCCGCACAGGCCGAGCGAGCCAAAGACTACCCTATGGCGGTTGTGTTTTGGCAAAAGGCAGCACAGAGCGAATGCACAGACAAACAACGCCATTGGGCGGAGTGTCGCTGTCAGCACTGTAATAGATTTGTGGGGGAGTGGGATGTTTAACCAATACGACAAATGGATCAACCAAAACAAAGAGCGACTAATCGAAGCGTGGGAGGTTGGCTTTCTAGATGAAACGCCCATCACTGCTGACACTTATGAAGACTTCGTTTTGGCCCAGTGGAAATCTAAATGCCAAGACCAAAAATAAACAAGTGCCGCGATTGCTGGATACCTGCGCAAACCGACTATCTTGGTTTGTGTGATGTGTGCGCCGGCAATCCGGTTATCGTTAACGAGAAAATCAGAGCCGCGCAAGTCACCAAAGAAATTAGGGATGGTTTAGTGGGGTTTTACGAGAAACTTAAACAGGAAGCGAAGAGATGAGCAAAGAATACAAACTAAACACTGCAACACTTAAAGACATTATCAACAACATCCCAGAAGATAAGTGGGATGAAGTGTTTGAAGAAATGAGCATTGCCGTTAAGCAGATAAAAGGCGTAATGACATTGCTGAAGGTAACTGCTGAAGCAATGGAAATGCCAATCACAGATATCGCCCAATTCCCAGATGAGATTACTTGGATTGACGATGGAAAGCGCGAAAATACGGTTAAATTCTCAGATCAAGATAGTGGTGATGATGCTGGGGAAATTAAGTTAGGAATGTAAACAAAAAACCCCTCAATCGAGGGGTTTATATTTTCTACTGCTTGGCAAATTTCCCGGGCCCTTCAAGCGTCAATGGCGCAGTGCCATTCATCGAGCTAACTTCAATATCGCCCGTAATGTTACCTTGACCTGCTCGCACTGTACCATCTGAATAAACCCCCTTCATTGGCACAAAGTTACCCGCGTCAGCAATATTTTGGATAAACTCCAAATCGTCATTGTCGTCATCAATGGCAAAGTTAACGCCACTAAACTTCCAACCGGTAACCGTTTGGATTAAGCGACCACTAATGCCGTCACCATTCGCGCTAAACTCGTTACTCTTGCCGCCTAGCATCGTATTACCGTCTGCATCGGCTGCGCATTTAAAGCTGCGACCGTTGATCGCAAATTCTACTAATGAACCCGGCATATTATGCGCCTCCTAGGTAAAAGCCAAACAACAAGTCTAGGCTGTGAATGTCCCAGTTGCCCGACAGCTTAACAGGGTACGTGGTGTTAACTCTGTTTGGATTCGAGCCATCAATCGCCGCTACTGTGTTTGCTTTGGTAAAGTCAGGGTCAGAGATGATCGCCTGATTCGCCAAGTTATCCGTCAACACTGCAAGCGCTGCCACTGCGTCACTCGGCTTGCGTGCGTTAGGGTTAGTGCTTACTTGTAAATCAGGAATAAGAGGCGCTTTCTTCCATTCAGGCTGATTAAAAATCAAATCCAAGTTGTAAATGATGTTTTGCAGCTTAACGATGTAAATCACTTTTCCGTACTCTGGATCAGGCTTGCCATCTGGATGATAGAACGTCAGCGTATTGTCTAACTTAATTGCACCATCTTCGATAATCGTAGAAGAAACACCCGCTTTCCAAGCTAAATCACGCTCATCGTAGTTCCATTGCTCGCCATCTTTGCCGTTAACAACAGTATCAAGCGTCATGCCACGGTATTCAGTTGCCGGATCTTGGTTTGCTTGTGATGCGATTCGAGCCGCTGCGCGACCTGCAATAATCCATGGTGCGGTTGGCGTACCCGGGCAAGGGATGACTGCATTGGTGCGGTCTAACTTGCGGTTTTCTGTGTAAGCCTTTAATACCGTTTCGTCAGTCTCGTTAGTGCCATACAAAGCAAATAGAGGCTTACGTACTAATTGGCCCCAGCGGCCTTCGTTAAACGCGCTCAGCTCATCGTGTGCAACAGTGCCAAGTTGGTTAACAATCATGGTTTCCCATACGTTACCCATTTGCGCTGTAGCGGCTGCTGTTGATGGATCGACTAAGCCGCCCGTCATTGTGCCAACTGCGAACGTTACGCCTTGTGGTGTGCCGATAAGCTCAACCACTAAGTCATTGCCAGTTGTACCTTTGTGTTTCGCTGTCAGTGTTACCTTACCAGTGCCATCAGTCGCGATAACTGGCATATCAAGATTGCCGTTAATAGCGGTGATCATCTTTGGTACGATTTCAGTTGGCGTTTCATCTTTCAGCGCAGTAAACGCATTAGAAGTCACACCACCTACACGGACAAAGTATTGAGCCGCGACCGTTTGCGTACCTGTTGGCGTAATGTCTGCCGAAGCTGCAACACCAGAAGCTTCATTAGGTAACGGGTAAACAGTAACGCCAGCACCAAGAGCGCCTTCACCACTGTCTGGGAAAATCTGCTTTGCAATCAAGTGAGCCGGAGAGCCAAAGCCCATCGCCTCTGCAACATCTAGTGATGATGTGATTTCAAATTTGTCTGTTGAGTATGTCGCCGCGTCACTGCCCTGTGCAAAAATAGCAATTCGCTGTTGCAGAAGGTAAACCGCGCCGACGTTAAAGTTTTTGTATTGCGTATCGATGCCGACGGCACTTGCTCGCAATGAATTTGGTAATCCCATGTTTTACCTCTCCTAAAAAGATTCTGGGCGAGCAACACTGCGAACTAAAGCCATGATGCCTGTTTGCAAGTCTGTTTCACCAATGGATAGCCATCGTGGATCGATGCAGTGACCGCCAGTTGCAACATTAGTAGCACCAAGCTTTTGAATAAGAGCCTCAAGTTGCGCGCCATGCTCTTTGATTTCATTCATAAGATTGATTTCATCTTGAGTTAAGTCGCGATAACCTTTAATTTTTTTGTGTTGGTCTTTCATGGTAGTCCTTATGTGTAATCGTATTCGCACGTTGTGTAAATCTCGCCGCTATCGCCTCGCTCTACATCAATTAAAATGCCCTCTAGCTCTACACCGTTATTAATCACTGGTGTGTCGATCACGTTGCACTGCAAAGAAATGCGCTTTACAACGACAGGGCCCAATTGACGTGAATCAAAGTCAGGCTCGAAATACTGCTCACCTGTAATATTAACAGAATTTACCAACTTGCGATCGAGCTGCAAATTTTGATTAATGTCGGCTTTTAGAATCTTATTGACTAGGTTGGCAACGCGGCGACAGTCTTGTGATGCGTCTAAGTCGGCGGGGCGGTGTCCATCTGCAGTTTGCTCTGCTCGACCAATGCCAAAACAATCAATATTAAGAGTCAGTAGCTTTTGTTGCTTGCCGTGGTTTGCACTCACACCCATCTGCTTAGAATCATCAGATTCCTTAATGCTAATGACAGGTGTTGTGTTGTCTTTCATGTTGTCGAATGGGTTAAACCTATCGGCGAACACGCGCAACGCGTACAATTCTGGATCTTCACCTCCGGCCAATGCTAACGCTTGCTGATTCGCTGACTCGTTGATCAGTATTTCGCCAACTTTATCAATCACAATCTGAATTGTGTTTTCACTAAGGTCAATTAGTCCAGATATAACACTAGTAGCCATAAGACCCCAAATCACAAAGTATGTTGCCGTTAGCCTCATCAGGCGCAGCTCGGGTGATTTTATAAGTCACTACTACGCCATCAATATTAGTCTCGCGTACTGTCCACGGTCTTTGCAACTCGTCAGACACGCCCTCTGGCAATGTAATGCCGAGCGCGTTAAGGTCTAGACGGTTAATGGACGCAGTAGCAAGATAACCAGACACAGGTTGCCCCGTATCTGGATCGATTAAATTGTGGATAACAGTTAGAACAGACTTCAACGGATACTCAACATCATTAGGATCAATTAGGACAATATCCGTACTAAACCCAAACTTTGAAGAGTTCATGATCCGCTGTGAGTCTTTTTGTAGCCGCTGAAGTAAACTCATTATTGTTTAACCACTAAGCCGCGCTCTAGCATTGACGCTAAAAGCTTATCGTTAGACTTAAACTCTGGCCAATTAACATCAACCACATCGCCTGCTGTCTTAATACCAGCACGGAAACCGATTGATTGACCTTTGGCTACAGCGTAGTCGCTAGTTTTAGCCACTGGAACATCCTGCTCACCATCAAGCGCAGCAATAGCACCCTCGATCAGCTCAAGCGCCCCCTTGCGTGGTGATTTATCCGACTTTTCAGCCTTGAGCAATGAATCTAAAAACGACTTAGAAAAAGAGCCCTTCGCGAGCTCAGTTTCTAGTTCGTCAAGATTCAGTTTAACTAAATCTTGAACTTTCATAGCTTACACCGT